AATAGTGCTCAAAGTATTGTCAATGAACAAATTGAGAAACAGTTGAAAGAAACTGGTAGAGTTAGAGCGATTATATTGAAGGCACGGCAGATGGGTTTAAGTACCTATGCTACTGGTAGAGTCTTCTGGAAGAGTTATTTTAATGCCTATAACAAGTCAGTTGTTATGGCTCATGATACAGCTACCTCGGATGCTTTGTTTAGCATGTCGAGGAATACTATCGATAATATGCCTGAGCAGTTTAAACCTAAGTTCAAGAAGTCTAATGCTAAGGAGATCATGTTTGAACACAACGATTCAGGTTACAGATTATATACAGCTGGCTCGCCGGAGGCAGGCCGAGGAACTACACCGACTATTGCGCATCTTTCTGAGGTGGCTTTCTGGACTCACGATGAGAAGATTCTCGCGGGTATGTTCCAAGGTATTTCACAAGCTAAAGGTACAGAAGTAATTCTAGAGAGTACTGCTAATGGAGTAGGGAATGCCTTTCATAGGTTATGGCAGGGTGCCGTTAAAGGAGAGAATGAGTATATTCCTATTTTTGTTCCTTGGTTTCTTATGGAAGAATACCGTAGAGAAGCCCCAGAGGGCTTTGAAAGAACCGATAAAGAAGAGATATTAGTTACTAGGTTTAAGTTAGATGATGATCAACTTTACTGGAGGAGACTAAAGATAGCTGAGGGTGGTGAGGATAAATTCCGTCAGGAGTACCCCGCTACAGCTGATGAAGCATTTATTGTTTCAGGGGCTAACGTATTTAATATTGAGAAGCTAGCTGCTCTAGTACCCCAACCTATATTAGCTTCTAAGGAGTTTAACTTCGAGTCTAATATGATGGAAGATAAGGATAGGGGATCAATAGAGATCTTTAAGTATCCTATGTTTGGAGATTCCTTTACTATTGGTGCTGATGTATCTTTAGGAGTAGGTAAAGATTCTTCTGCTGCAGTTGTTATGAATGCAGATAGAGAAGTATGTGCTGTATATAGAAACAATATGATAGATCCCTCTAAGTTTGGTGATCTTTTGTTTTACTTAGGTAGGTACTATAATAATGCTCTTTTAGCTGTAGAGTCTAACTCTATGGGTATTGCTACATTAAATAGGCTTACACAGATGCAGTACGTTAATATGTACTATCAGACTAAGTTAGCTAATGTTTCTAAAGAAGAAGGTAACAGGATTGGATGGAGGACTACCTCAGCATCTAAGCCAGCTATTATTGGATTCTTAAAGAATGCTATCGATAATGAGGATATCTGGATTCCTTCTAGACTAGTTATTGGGGAGCTAATGAATTATGTGGCAGATGACTCAGGAAAAACTAATGCTATCGTTGGTCATAATGACGATACTGTTATTGCTCTAGCTATTGCCCTTGAAGTTATTAGAACACATGGTGATAGATTAAAGAATAATAATGTACCCTTTACACAGAAGATGGGCAACTTTCAACAGATAGAAACTAACTGGCTATAAGGAGAAATACTATGGCTGAAAAAGATTCAAGATTAACAAGAGCTGGTGTATCTGGCTACAATAAGCCTAAAAGAACCCCTAGCCATCCTACTAAGAGTCATGTTGTTGTTGCCAAAAGTGGTGACACGGTAAAGACAATTAGATTTGGTGAGCAGGGTACCTCTGGATCTCCTAAGAGTTCAGGGGAATCAGACTCAGATAGAAAGCGTAGAGAGTCCTTTAAGGCACGGCACGCTAAGAATATTGCTAAAGGCCCTTTATCAGCAGCATATTGGGCTGACAAAGTTAAATGGTGAATATATGGCACAAATGAATGTACCCCTAACGGGTAAAGAAAAAGAACAATTTAAGAGTGTATTAAAGCAAAAGGATAACCCTAAGCTTTTGCAGCCAAAAGAAAAAATTGAAAAAAGTACGGGTAGAACTCTACCTATCAGAAATAACAGATAAGGAGAATTAAATGCCCGGAACAGTAATTACATGGCAAAACAGTGGTAGTGGCAACTACACTAACGTTACAGACCGATATGTAGGTAAAACAGATAATGGTTATTATCTTGTTAAGTTTACATGGAATGCACAAACTAGAATTGTTGCAGTAAAGAGTTATGTTGAGATTCCTAGTGAAATCCTCAAGATTATTTCAGGAACTGCTGCATACGAAGACGCAGTACTATTGTCTAACCAAGTTAAAACACTTATTACTAACGCTCCTTCAGATATCTATCTGGAAGACCTGTTGGACACATCTAACTAAAATAGTCCCTTGTGTCCTACCTGTTGGTCACTAGCAGTTGGACGGAACTAGTGACACCTAATATCAGCCGTTGTAGGCTTGATTGATTGATTGAAAGGTTTACAATGGCATTAAATGAAACTATCGGGTATAAAGAACCTGTAGGCGATGAAGAGTTAAAGGCAATGATCGAGCAGGGTGTAATGAACTCTGTTGGTGACTTCCTTAATAGTGCTGATTTAGCAAGAGAAAGACAAAAGGCTACATACGAATATGGTATGATGCCTATTCAACACCTAGCCCCACAAGGTGTATCTCAAATTGTTTCATCAGATACCGTAGAAGCTGTTGAAGGCTATACGGCTATCTTGGCTGAACTAATGTTCAACAATAATAAGCTAGCCAGATTTATTCCAGCAGGTACTAAACCTACGGATTATCATAATGCTAAGATTGCTTCTAATTTAGTTAACTATACTATCTTCAAACAGAACCCTGGTTGGGAGATCCTCAATACATGGGTTAAGTCTTCTTTGTTATGGAAAAATAGTATTGTCCGTTGGGACTTTATTGAAGACTTTGAATATACATTTGAGGAATATGACTCTATTAGTCAAGAGAACTTAGATATTCTTTTGGCAGATACTGATACAGAGATTATTGGTAACTTGACTTATGAGCAAGAGCTAGGTACTGATGAAGAAGGAAATGCTGTATACAATTTAGTATACAAAGATGTTCGCCTTAAGAAGCAACATAATAAGACAAGAATTAAGATTGAGAACGTTCATCCTGAAGCGTTCCGTATCACTAGAGACGCTAAGTCTTTAGATGAAGCTAATTTTGTAGGTATTCAGATCGATATGACTCGGTCTGAGATTAGAAAGTTTTACCCTGATATTGCAGAGAACATCAGCTGGGACGATATTGGAGACGGTAGCTATGATTGGGCTACCAAGTACACCGAAGAGCAAGCTGCTCGGAAACGTCTTGCTGGTGAAGAGTACTGGCTGGGGGGTAATTCACGGGAACTTTTCCCAACAGAAGCTAACCGACAGGTAACTGTCATTGAATGTTGGTTGAGAGTTGACCGTGATGGTGATGGTATTGCGGAACTAAAACATTTTATTGTTGCAGGTGGAACTATCCTCCTGGAAGAAGACTGTGACTGTGTTCCTTTGGCTACTCTCTGCCCATTCGAGATTCCTCACGAATTCTTTGGTTTGTCAGTAGCAGACATGATTCGTCCTTCTACACTAGCAACTACCGCTATTATGCGTGGTTTCGTAGAGAACGTATACCTAACTAATTATGCACCGAAACTTGCGGATCCTAACGTGGTAGATTTTTCTGCGCTTCAAAATATGAAGCCTAAGCAGATTGTTGCTACTAACGGTAATCCTAATGGTGCGGTAGCATCTATGACTCCTGATACTATCAGTACAGGAACTGTACCTCTTTTAGAGATGTTGCAGTTACATAAAGAGCAAGCTACAGGCTTGTCAAAAGCGGCTCAAGGCCTCAATGACACTCTTTATGTTTCTGGCAACTCCGAAGAAAAGATGCAGAGAGCTATGTCAGCAGCTCAAGTACGTATCCAGTTTATGGCACGTAGATTTGCTGAGACAGGCTTTAAGCGCTTAGTTGAGGGTGTGTATAAAACCCTCCGTACTAAACTTCGGGGTAAAGAAGCAAAGTACTACGATCAAAACGATATGTTTAAATCTATTGATCCTGGTATGTTACCTGACAATATGTTAATGTATGTTGACATCGATGTTGGTGAAAATAGTAATAGCAATATTATTAAGAAGATGACTATGGTTGGTCAACAGTTGATTCCAGCACTCCAACAGTCTGGTGCAGGTGGTGTAGTAGCTCCTGAAGCTGCTGCTAAAATCGCTTGTAAGACTCTTGAGGCTATGGACTTAGATCCATTAGACTTTCTTGTTGACTACACTGATCTTAAGTTCGTTGAGCAAGCTATGCAAGCTCGTCAAGCTGAACAGCAAGCAGGTGACGCTGCCCGTAAGCTTGAAGAAAAGATTAAAGAGTTGGATGCTATCCAAAGAGAAGCTACGGTTGAACTTACTAGAGTACAATCCAGAAATGCTATGCAAGATAACACCAAACAACTTATGGTTGCTTTGGATAAGAGCTATCAAGAATGGGCTAAGCTTTCTATTCAAGCCGCTGAGAAGGGTGTTACACTTGACCCACGACCTAGCGCTGAGGAGTTGTTAGCTATTGCTAAACAAATGATCGATGCTGACTCAGTTGAGGAAGCTCCTCAACAAGAGATGATGGAACAGCAACAACCACAGCAACCTATGATGTAAATATGATTCACCCCTCTGCCATTAGGTACGGGTGAATATTCTAAAGTAAAGAAATGAATCAATATAAAGATGGGTTTCAGAAGAGAACGAAACCAAAAATGAATCATGAAACTGGTGAATATAAAGTTGAACCTTTCCGTGATGCACAAATTGCTCTAGGAAAATCACAATTCGCTAATCAAGAACGTGAACAGTTCTTTGGTGAGGCATACTCAGAGATCTTAGCTGACCTCTTTGTTACTTGGCTAAAGACAGAACCTCATTGCAGTAAAGAGCGTGAGTATCTCTACCATACCGCTATGGCGTTAGGTAGTGTTAAGGAAAAATTAATCGGTATCGAAATGTATGGCAACAATATGCAATACATTAATAAACAATCCCAAGAAGGGGAAGACAGAGAATGAGTAATTATGATATGGCAAAGACTGTGCTAGAGAGAGCGCAGGAGGAAATCATCCGCGAGTTAGCCTTGTGTGGGCAGAACGGTGGAGTAGGACGTGCGCAGAATTATGCTCCAATCCTTGTTACACTAAACAAGGCAATTGAAGTAGTAGAGTCTTTTAAAAAGAAAGACCCTAAAGAATTCGTAGAACGTATGGCTAAAGCAAAAGCTTCTAAAGCTGCTAAAGCTGAATAATTGGACACAAAGGTAAAAGAATTATGAACCTAGAACAACTCTCTACCAACACTCCTGCCTCGGAAATTTCGAGCGCGAGTTTCGATGACGGAAGTTATAGTGCAGACTTGGAAGCAAAGAGTCTTGATGACATTCTTCGCAACTCACCAGCAGCTAATCTGCTAGGGTTGCCTGAAAAAGAAGAATCTCTACCAGAAGAAGACGACAGCGTCCCGAGTCCAGAAGACTCATCGGAAGAAGAAGAAGCCCCGCAAGAGACCGATGATGAATCTGAAAATGACCTAGATGAAGAAGAAGAATCAAGTGATTCTGAAGAAGAAAAGACAGATGAGGATGATACGTCTACCCAAGATGCTGAATTACCGACTGAAGATGATATTGATTGGGAATACAAAGTACCTGTAACCGTTGACGGTAAAACAGAGTACGTTACCTTAGAAGAAATCCGTAAGGGCTATTCTACTGATAAACATCTATCTCAAAAAGGGCGCGAACTTGGCGAACTGAGAAAACAGATTGAACAAGAAAAGACAGAAAAACTTAAAGAAGTTATTGAATTAGGGCAGATAATCCAACAGGAATTAACTGCCACTGAAACATCTCTTGCCGAAGAGTATCACAAACTAAGTAAGGACATTGAACAAGCTCGTGATGAGGGTGACTCATATTCAGCTCGTGAACTTAAAGAACAACGTGAAGCGGTGCAGGAGAAGTACTGGAAATCTCGTAATAAACGAGAAGAACAAGCAAAGGCAATTGCCTCTCAATTCGAAGCTCAAATGGAGAATGAACGACAAGAGTTACTGAAGTCATATAACGAGCGTATTACTACGCTAGTTCCTGACTATTCAGAAAAAGTCGCTAAGTCTATTAGAGAATTCGCAATTCAAGAGGGTATCTCGGAAGACCTATTGGGGTCTATCTATGATCCACAAATTGTTAAGTTCATCAATGATTACCGTAAGTTAAAAACAGCTAAAGAGACTGGTGCAGTAAAACGTAAAGCAGCTCCCGTAGTGAAGTCGGTACCCTCTAAGAAGGGAACACCTAAATCACAAAAGGAACAGCAAGCCGCTACAAACACTAGATCTAAAGTATTGTCTGGTCAAGGTTCAAAACAGGATGAAATTGATTTTCTGAAACGTATTTCTTCAGTGAGCAAAAAACTTTGAATTTAATTTCTCACTATAAAAGGAAAAATAAAAATGACTGCACGTACATTCGCCACTGGCGGCCCTAAGGCTGCTACCGGTACTTCTATGAACGTCTCTGAGCGTGAAGACCTGGCTAACTTTATTTCAATGATCAGCCGTGATGAGACACCATTTATGTCTTCTATCGGCAAAGCCAAAGCTACTGCTGTGTTCCACGAGTGGCAAACTGACGAGCTGGCTGCTCCCTCTTCTGCTGCTGTTGCTGAAGGCGTTTCTTACGCTACTCAAGCCGCTGCACAAGGTGCCGAGCCTCTGCGTACTCGTTTAGGCAACTACACCCAAATCAACTCTAAGACCGTTACGGTTACTGGTACTAAGCGTGCCGTTGATCAAGCTGGTGTTGCTGACGAATACGCATACCAGCTGAAGAAGCGTGGTACCGAACTGCGCCGTGATGTCGAATTCGACATGATCAACAGCTGGAACAGCTCAAACGGTTCAGGCGTCCGTAAAATGGGCGGCTACCAAGCTTGGGTTAACGATGCATCTACTGCATTGAACGTGTTGGCTACTCCTTCTGAGTACACCGCACCTGCAACTGCTGGTGCTGGTACCGCTGGTACTTTCACTACCGTTACTTCTGCTGATAAGACTAGCCTGCAATTGTCACACATTGACACCGTTATGCAAGCTATCTACGAAAACGGTGGTAAGGCTACTAAGCTGATGGTTTCTCCCGCAAACCGCCGTGTGTTCTCTGCTAAGG